CAATCGGTGCAACACCTGATAATCTTAGTATCATATCAAAAAAATAACCATCGGTATTTTCTTTCGTGATATATAAAAGATTCGCACCAGAATCATAAATAAACGGGGTTACATTTACATCCGATCTTGATGACCCAGTTCCACATAGTGATGCTGTTAAGTCTACTTCTGTAGTGCCGACCGTAACAGCGGTTGAATTACCAATGAATCTTGCACCATAGCTCGACGTAATCTGATCATACTTCCTTGTATCACTATTTGGTATTAAAATATTTGGTATTTCATTTTGAAATGGTTGGCTGACTGGAACGTCTGGCAAATAACTGAATTGATCTGGTGGAATTGGAACATTTGTCAAAGGGTCTTGCTTTGGCGGCATGAACAGGGCTTGCCTTGCTGTCACATCTGCATCGTCTGCTGTTGCTTGCGCTTGCGTAATCTGTTTAATGATCCCTGTTAAATCTGCTGGTAAAGTCTCAATAATATAACCTTGCAGTTGCTCAAAGAACTTAATGGTTCGCTGATCTGTCGCAAACTTAGCGATAAGTTCTCTGGTTAGCGAAACTACAGGACTAGCCATTAAGCGCCTCTACTTTAGCCTCAAGACTAGAAAACGCAATTACTGCACTATTTACGCCAATGAATCTAAACCCTACGATCTTACGGAATAAACCCGTTACTCTACGCCATGTAATGCGTTTATTGTATTGACCTATTTGACCTGTTGAATGAAACTTTTGATTAGACCAAATGAAACCGTCTTTTGTATGACTTAATGAAATTGACGGCGAAACACCAAGCCCGACAAGCCCAGTGATTGCCACAAGTTCAAGTTCGTGAATAATGCCAGCCTGAGCTTGATTGTATAAGAATGCTGTATCGAATTGCCATCCTGCAATATCGCCATATTGTGTCGATATGGAACTATCTAAATATCCTATGCGTCCATCTATCTTATCGCCTACTATCCATTTGTTATAGACATAAACGAGGTTAAATGCTCTGTATTGTGCTTGTCCGCCTGTTCCTGATGATAAGGTGAACCATATAGGAGATTGCATCGCTGCGGACGCTGCAAGGTCATATACAAGGGTTTCGTTCGGTAGGTGGATGTAAATATGTTGATGCGCGTTAAACTCTCTCGCCTCGACAATTGCTGAACTTAATTGTGATTCAGTATATTTTGAGATAATTTGTTCTATTTCACGAGTCGCAATCTTAACCGCATTAGAATCACCGCCAAGCCAAACACTGCAAGGTTCATTGCGACCACTTCCCAGAAATGCGTATGTTTGTGCAACCTTGCATTTCGCATCCTTGCCTACTGCACCCTTTTGTACTAATGCACCACTAATGCGCTGAAATGGAAATACTGCACCGCCGACATTCTGGAATACTTCGATTGTGTAACGGTTAAACGCATATACTTCACCGCGTATTTTAAGCAATCCTGTAATTGGATCAGGATCACTTTCACTCGATCCATATTTGAAAGGATTGACACTCATCGGATCATTTAATTCTGTGACGATCAATGACGTGCCATCAGTCGTCATGAAATACCCATCTACCCAGATCACATCGTTTACAGTACCCATATCTGGGTCAGTAACAACCGTTAATGATGATCCATCAAAATAATAAAGATGTCCATTTGATCCTATACACATACGGTCAAATGAGTAATCAAATGAGCATTTTACGCCATTGTTACCCACATCACCCATATAAGTGACCACACCTGCGCTATCAACTTTTACTAAACTCGATCCCACTACCCGATAAAGAATTCCATTCCAATTAATGCCGCCGCGGTCAGTTCCAGACATTGCACCTGTATCAAAACGAATAACGCCATCAGCAGTGCGTAAATAAGATTCACTAATGCCTGTTTGCTTTGGCACTGGCACAAGATTCATCGGGTAACTATTGCGATAGTCACCGTTTGTCTTTGTATAGATGCCAGACAAAATACCTATTTTCATGGGATGATAATATCGTTATTTGGTGCAGGTAATTCATTGTCTACGGATTCACCCGAATAGAAGTTCTGCCCTCTTACGCCATAACGATTCCCACGACCGATAGGCAACGTAGTAGGGTAGCGCGTTGAAGGAATGGTAGCAATTTTACTCATTAAATGGTTCATTGCTTGATGAGCAGATACGCCTAATGCTGGTGAAGGAGACTTGCCATAAGCTGGGCATAACCTAATCGCCAGATTTTGCCAAATAGCCATTTCTCCATAATTCGGAATGCCGCTTTCTTCGTCTGGATCACTTAAAACACTTGTTGCAGGAAAGTTATATCCAATATTTACCCCCTGCGACAAAAGTACACCCATATAGCCATCTAATTTATTCAATGCTTCTTGAATCTCATCAGACTCAATGTCGAAAACATAGCCTGATAAGCCAATTTCAGACATTGCCATTGATATTAGATAGCGTTTTTTGCTCATGCTTTACATGCCTTTAGCTGGACGACCGCGTTTTTTAACTTCAACTTCCGATTTATCAATAGGCGGTTCGTCGTTCTTTGAACCATCTGGAAACGTTACGTCTACAACAGAAATATCGTGAGGGTGCATCACATATCCTTCAGATAGCTTTTGCTCTACTTCATCAGCATCGACCACAATCGTCTCACATGGAATGCCCCAAACCAACTCAGAGCCACCACCTTTATATAAAGCTGTAGGATTTTTCATATAGCACCATAAATTGAGTTAAAAAGAACGTGGGGCAATCAATACCCCACGCTTTCACAAACCATTAAGTCTGACCAAACAACTGAATACCCGCCATTTCAGTATTAAGCATGCCCACACCGAAGTCTACATCCCAACGATATTTTACACTCAAATCGTTGATATTACCTTGACGTGCGTACGTGATACCAATACCGAAGTCAGTGGTAGCTCGAAGAACTTGCCAGCCATCTTCTGGATCAACTGCGAATGAACCAGGAATCAATTCAAGCGCATCTTTCACAAAGAACGGATTAACCGCTGCTGTGACAGTGTTCAAGAATGTGACAACCGCACCAGCCGCTGGAACACCAACCACGTTTTGATATTGCAGTTCTGCACGTGTTGGCGAGCTATCCGCTGAAATGATTGGAGGTGTGATTTGAATCGTACCAGTACCACCAGCACCAGTCACAATCGACACAACGCGGAAGGTTTTAAGCTGTCCCGTGTCTTGCTTAGTGACGTGATGTGCTGAGTTCACACCAGCAATCGTGAATGCATCACCAACTTTAACAGTGCCGCCTGTAACAGCAATACCAATCGTTTGATAACGGTTGTCGATGTTCGCAGTGTTGCCTGCTGCATCGGTTGTGATTGACACTGGAACGTAACGTTGGTTAGCTGATGTAATCGTCACACCTGTTGCCGTCGCTGCTGCCAAACGATAGCTTAGATCGTTCTTAAACAACTGGAAGCCTGCAACATTATCACCGACAAGCGCATTTTCATATTCTGTTTGTGTTTTGCCTTGCAATGTTTGACGTGATGCCAAATTGCTTGCCATGTTGTTGTAGTCGCGTGGACTATAGAAAGCACGACGATTTTCAACAGGAACACCTTGTTCAGTGAACAATGCGTCCATTTGCGCTACGTCATCAAAACCTGTAGCCGCGACAGTACGCTTTGAAACAATCGAACCTTGCAACGCTGCAACAGTGAACAGTGCGCTGTTGATATCGCTTGCAAGTTTCATAGATGCCGCATCACCGTAACGTTTCAACTGTGACGGATCGCGAAGGTTCTTGCTAGACATTGTGCCAGGTGCTGAACGATGGTAGCCCAAGCCAACAGGTACAGACAATTGGGTAATATCACCAAAGTTTGACGTTTGATCCATGCCAGCATACGTCACCGCATTATACGGTTGTGGTCGCCATACACGATCACCCATACGCTCAACTGCTTGGTCAGAACCAAGCTGATACTTTTCACATGCCTTTGCAATAACAAGACGGTCATCAAATGCCGCAAGGACGTCATCAAACATTACAATTTCGGATTTATTAAAACCGTTAGCCATGATAGCTATTCCTTATATAAAATTACTTTTGAGTTAAGGCGCGTTTATAGGCGATGACCGCAGAACGATCACCACTTTTTTCAGCCGCCTTTTCGAGTGCTTCGAGTTTCTTGTCAACTTTATTACCTGTAAGCGATGCGCTTGAACGAGGCAAATCAGATGACGGTTTAGGTTTTGGCTTGTTCACGCCGTTGCGCTCCTGTAGGTCTTTTTCAACTTTACCGACCGCAACTGCAAACTTTGCGAGGTCTTTAATTTGTGCAAGATCAGCTAATCGTTTTGGGCTTTTACCAAGTGCCAACACCATCAAGGCAGGATTATCCGCACCAGCTAGGATTACTCCTTGCTGTTCCATAGTCAGCTTTTCAGATACTTCATCTTCTGCATCCTTATAATCAGGTGCTTTCAATTTAGCAATCTGTTGTTTATAAACTGCCTGTTTAGCTTCTTGAGCTTTGACTTGTTCAGCTTGCTTGGCTTTTAAAACTTCCTCAGCGGCTTCAATCTCTCGCTTGTCGGAATGCCATTTATCCAATGCCGCTGTAAACAAATCTTCGTCATAATCAATACCCGAGTCACCAAGTGTTGGTTTTGCTCCAAGCGTTTTAACAACCTGTGTCTCAACTACTGGAACAGTTGCAACCTTAGCTTTAAGTTCTCGATTTTCACGAATAAGCTGCTTGTGGTCTTTGCGTAAGTTCTTCACCCATTCAGGCGCTTCACTTACATTTTCTTCTAAGGTTGGCGATTCCTCATCAACTTCATCCAGACTGACATTAAGTGGTTCACTTTCTTCCTCATCTTCGACTTCCGTCTCAAGACTTGGATCAAGTTCATCATTTAATTCTTCATCATTCTGGACTTCGTTTCCTGCCTGTTCTGCTAACATTTAAAGCCTCACTATACTCATTGCATTATGGCTGCAATGGTTGCCATTTATTTTATGAATGTACGTTATCACTGTCCGTTACTTTGTGCAAGTATCTGCATTGGATTAGCCGAAGGAATGCCGACCGCAGCGCCAACTGGCTGCTGCTGTACTTGCTGGTCGTTCTGCTCAATCTGCTGCTTTGCGCCGAGTTGTGATTGCTCGATGGTCTGCAGTAGTTGAATCAATCCGCTTAATTGGACACCTTGCAACTCATTCAATGCTTGAGCTGTTTCTACACGTGTTTTATCCGCTGTTGCAAGTACGTTTGAAGTGTCCGCGCTCAATTTCTTGGCTTTCGCTTCACTCTCTTGCGCTAATGCTTGAGAAAGCTGTGTATTCGCATCAGGTGGCGCGTTCGCTGCATTGGCTTGCGCTTCGTCAATCTCTTTCTGTTCGTCATCATTAGGCTTAATAACCCCGCTTGTAATAAGTTTCTTACGGGCAAATGCGCGTAAATCCTGCAAGCCTTCACCCTCAACGTTTGAAAGGATTGAACCGACGATAGCTGATTGATATTCTGGATCAGTCGCATAAGGGAGCATCTTCTCTAAACGTCCAATCATCGCGTCACGTCGAGTTGTATAAGACGCGCCCACATCAACTACTACATCAAACTTTCCTTTCTGCAAATCGTTTTTTAGTGTCGGAACGCCATCTTCCATGTATGGCTGTTTCAGGATAATCGTTTCTTGAGAGTCATCTGTGCCGATTGAGCGCATCTTGCGTCCAGCTTCATCATACAACTCTTTGACCATTGATAACCAAACGCGACCTGACTGCTCCATAGCCTTAGCAAAGTTATCCATGTAAATATAGGCTTGCATGTCGATCTTAGCTTGAACCATTTCGACTGCTTGTGCGCTTGTGTTTGATACAAGCTGCTCGCCTTGTTGCTGTGAGCCAGTCAATTCCGCAACATCTGCCCCAGATATTTGGATCAATCCTGTTAATGCCTGAGGAACGACAGGCGGCTGAGTAAATGACACTGGTTGACGCGGCATGACTTGACCGCTTTGATCGTAAGTGTCGTTGATCAACAAGAATGGATGACGTGCAACATCATCGTCAGCCCATGATTGTGCATGCCCTGCGACTTGTTCAGGTGTGAGAATAGGGCGTTGAATAGGATTGGCGACCGCTAGTTCAGCAAGCCCAGATACTTCCATGTTGTACAGTTGCTGCGAGTCTTTGCTTAAGCGGACGTGGCCACTGATACGTTCAATGTTATCGATGAAGATACGTTTGCCATAAAACGGAATGATCGGAATATACATCCCTGCGATAATTCCGCAATCTTCTAAGACGTTTTGGCCATCAACAATGTATTTGTGAATCTGTTTTTTCTTTACTTTCTTGCTTCGAGTTTCTTGATAACCTTGAGCGATTAAGTCAGCGATTTCTTGAGCGTGATCTTTATCGTCAATTACTTTGATTTCTTCGCCTGTTGCTTGAAGCGTGAATACTTTGACTGTTTGTTTAATTAACTCAACTTCGTAATATTCTGCGATGTAAATAGCTTCAGGTGCGAACCAGTCGAAATACTCCAAATTAACGGTTTTATCCATTGTTGCGGCGCTTGCTTTCTCGCCATATTCTTCTTCGTAAGCATCAGGTGACATCGAGCTAAGAACCCAGCATCTTTTCGCATCTGACTTATCTTGACGTTTCGCGTCATTGTCAAAGAATACACATGAATCAGCGTCAAAGATTGGATCAATGCAAATACGCTGCTTGTCGTCATCCTCGTCGTATTCGTCCTCATATTCGTGCTTTAAACGCCACGCGCCCATGCCACCGCTAACACCCTCCAAAAAGGCATTGTCGTAGGCTTCTTTTGCGTTGTATTCGTTTTCATCTGCACGAAGTAATCCATTCAATGTTTCAGCGGTATCATCGTTAGCTGCATCATCTTTAGGTTTAAATGTTACTGATATGCGATTATTGGAGTATTCATTGATAATCCGAATGACGGATAAGTGGACTTTGTTGATTTCGAATCTAGGACGATTAGCGAATTGCCGCCCGAAGTTGTTTTCCCATTGTGCGCCAGTAATGAAACAAAATCGACGATCTTCAAGACACTGCAAGCGAACTTCTTGTTGTGATGAATAGGCTGACTGAAAGCCCTTCTTCATATTAGCGTGAATATCTTGCAATGCTTGATCGGATGCCATTTCTAAACCTTATGAGTGGTATTTCATTTTGGAATACATTAGCACATATTTTAGAGTTTCACTATCTTGCAAAGTGGTTTGTTCTGGCTGGGATTGTTACGATTGCTGGAGGCGCAGCAACATGGCTCATGTTCTTAACGTTGATAGCAAGGTATCTAAAAGCATCCGCGCCATGACTCGCCCAATCATGAACAGGCGTAGGCTTAAACTCATCCATTTTGGGATTGAACTCACGTCGATAGTTTCTTAAACACTTGATGCCGTATTCTGTTTTTACTTGATCAAACCAGCACGTAGACAATAATTGTCTAGCTGCGTCAATACCGTCCTCAATTGTTAAACTTGGTGTTATCAGGAAGTTAATCCCTAATTTACGCGCCGTTTCCAATCGACTAACACCAGAACCCAGCTCACGAACTGCAATATCATGCGGAGCGAAATGCTTGCCATATAGATAGCCTTTTTCTTGAAGAACTCGCGCATAGTGTGGCAATCCTTCGCCGCTTGCCTCGTAATAATCAATTAACCGCACTTCTTTACCGACGACCTGAGCAAACCAAATACTTGTAGAATCACCAACACCCAAATCCCAAACCGTATGAACCAGCACCCCAGCGTCACACGGAACTGGACAAATCCGTTTATCTTGTTGCACTTTCTCAAATTCTTTTTTGTACACCGCGCCATCTGCAATCAATTTAACTTCTCCCAGCCAAATATGATTGTATACCTCAATATCATCAGCTTTCTGCTTCTCTGCTAAATCAACCAGCAAAGCAGGACAGTGCTTATTGTCTGTGTAGTTAATTTGCACAACAGTACAGTCATCACGCTGCTTTTCGATGTAGTCTTGATAAACTGGATCGCTTGGCAAATATGGATTAAGTGAAAATATGATCTGGCTATCAGGTCGTCGCAACACGGTAGGGATTAAAATATCTAATGATGATCTACGAATGCTTTGCGCTTCCTCGATCCATGTACGGTTCACACCCTCAAACGATTTAATGCTGTCTGACGTGTGTTCTTGCAAGCCTGTAAACACAAACAGACTGCCGTTTAAGCCGCGTATCTCTGTATCTAGCACCTGATAATGCTTAGACAACCCTAACGCCTCGATACGATCTTTAAGTAATTTATGAACAGAGTTTTTAATAGACTTTTGAACTTCACGGCAACATAGGACGCGATTAACTTGAGTGATGCTATCTAGCAACAAATAATCAGCAATAGCCCAAGACTTGCCGCCGCCACGCCCGCCATGATACGCAAAAAACGTGGTTAGTTTTTCGTAAAGTGGTTTAAACCGCTTATTGATACTGAGATTTAATTCATTCATCGAATTTTATATTGATGCGAATAGGATTGTTTTGATCGCCGCTTAATTGCTGCTTATCTACAACCAAACCCAGCACTTTAGCTATGCCCATTGATGCCGCAGTCGCTGCGCTGGATTGAACCGTATCAGCTTCAAGCGCATATTTCCTATTCTCTAGTAGCTGATCTATGATGTCATCAACAGTGATATTGTGCCGTTTTTCCGCCGCTTGCTTTAATTCCAGCACCCTTGTAGAAACCTTGTAGTCTTTTAATAATTTGCTAGATGCCTCATTGATCGTTTTATCTGTCATATTCTCACAAGAATAACTTTGTCTATACGCCTCACTAGCATTACCTAGCTCAATGTATAGTTGACAAAACTTCTCTTGCTTAATCGTTAATTTATTCATGGTTTAATATATCACGGTTTAAAATAATCCGTTAGCTCGCCAAATTCAATAGCAACTAAACCCTTACCCATTTCGTAACCACCTAAAATCTTCATCATATCTCTCTTATTGGTTTATTTAGTTGATAGTCTGGATGGGTGGACTCGAACGCACCGCCCCTAGATTTATGTCTCCGCTCTACCCACTGAGCTACATCCACTTGCATTGCTTCGTGAGTAATATTAACTCTCACTAACAACAAACTATCACATTCGACAATCTAGGCTTAAAATTAAGTCATCTCGATGAATTAAACTAGATTGCCGATGTCATAGGACTGTTTAGGTCAGTCACTCCGCATTTTGCACATGGGCTTTGCTGGTCGCTATGCTCAACCTGATTCCGCCATGTCGGATGTGCAGTTATCTACCCTCATGCACACAAACTCTCCTATCTTACGAAGTGGTAGAGAGTGATTCGTTTAAAATCTTATCCGCCAACTCTTTCATCACTTCGAGTTTAGCGGATGTTGTCATATTTACAAATTGATCTTGATAGTAATCCAAAACCAATTCAGCTAGTTTTTCTATGTCTGATTTTACTGGTGTAATCTGATTCATTTTACAGTCTCTATTTTACTAAATTAATCGTTTTAAGTTCGTCAATTTATTTGATAAGCATTTTATTTTTCGTTCGCTATATTGTGCAGGTTGCATGTAGAAGCCTCTTCGTTTTTAAGTACGCCTGATGAGCATCTTCCGCCGTATCAAAAAGTCCGATATGTTTCTTTTTGGTGTTTACGCTTATTTGTGCTAGCCATTTATTACTTTCTTTTCTCCAAGAAACGCCTAAATAACCACTTGTATTATGTGACGGGGATACTCTAGTATTTTGCTTATTCCCAGTCATATCTACAATCCGCAAATTGTTAATCCTATTATTTAGGGGGTTCCCATCAATATGATCAATAAATTTATCTGGCATAAATCCATTAAAATAGACCCATATCAATCTATGCGCCAAATAGTGCGCGCCATCAACTTTAATTCTCCTATATCCGCCTTTCTGTAAACAACCAGCAATTGCATCTTTAGTCTTATTTCTGTCTCCATTTTTCCATCTTAATGCGCCAATACTTTCATCGAAATACATAACTTCCATTAATCGATCTTTAGTAATTTGGTTATTCATAATTTCACCATAAAAAAAGCCTGTTAACTTGATGCCGTTCGAGTAGGTTGTAGTAACCTCAGCATAAAATTAACAAGCGTTTTGTAACTACAGTTTTAAGAGACTCGAATCTCATAACGTGATTATAGCATTGCATTAGCGAAACGTAAATCATCTGGTGTCCTCATTTGTAGCCCGTTTTTTTCCGTAAATCTGTAGAACAAAGTCATGTATTCAGCCATCTGCAAACGACTCGCCTTCGTAATACTTGTCTCTTTTATCACATGTTCGCGGATCGTTTGCCAGATAATTGGCTCGCTGGTTTCTAGTTGCTTAACTGCATCACACATCTTGGCAAATTCAGGATCATCACGATAATAAATAGCTATTAAAAACCGTTTCTTCATATCGTGGTGGACATCGTCTTGCTCATGACCAAAGTGATTAGAAAATTGCGTACACCATTGAAAATATAATCTTCGCTGTGCGCTTGTATATTGTTCATCCTTATTACTCAATCGAACCACCAGCGGCTTATTATCCGTTATTGCTTGCCGCCATGTAGTTTTTAATTCAGTCATTAAGCGATTAATGTCGAATGTGGTCGCTAAGACGAAGACTTGCTCTTTCATATCTTAATCAAGCCTTTTTCAATTAATCGCATTTGAGTTTCAATAACTGCCTCCAGGTGCATAAGTCTTAATTGTTCCGCCGTGTACTCACTCCTAGTGCGACCGTCTACCAGGTCGTGACAACTTGAACAACTATAAGCACCAAAACAATCCGCAACCTTATGCGCCATACCATGCCCGAATCTCACACCTGGCAAGTGTGCAAATATGGTTGTCTCCTGGTTGAAGTTGCACACACCAGGTATTCGTATTGTGCAATCTTCCATCCTGGCTGATTTAGTTATTGGTGTTTGCTTTGCCATTCTCTGATCCTGATTAATCCGAAAAGCCACATAACCCAGCACTGCAAATATTCCGACTGCTACTAGATATTTAATGATGCACAATTCACAATTTTAACGCACCAATAAGCAAGCATCGTCATATTTAACGCCAAGATAGCAACGCCCGATAGAATCCCCCAAAAACCTGTACTATTTTTTAATTTTGAACCGACCATAATCGAACAGACAAGCGCCAGCGCAGCCATAAACACATAATGATAAATCATGAAAGCCACCATACAAAAACATCAATCGCCAACTTAACCCCGAAATACAACACCAATAAAACAAGACCTAAAATCGCCACACTATCCGCTATGTCAGTTTTCAAAGGTACTTCTTTACCAAGATACTTAGCCAGCATTGCCTTGTCAGATACGCTAACCATCAT